GTTGTTGTTGACGAGGATATGAACTTCGTCGTGATCGGAGGTTCCGGTGATGGTAGTGAGTTTCAAGTCACCATCGAAGAAGAGTCACACGAGCATGTTTGCGATGTGTCAGTGTCATGGGACGAGGAGAAGCTGGGCTGGCGCATCGTATCATGATACCTTCTGGTGTGGCGAAGCGTATCGTCTCCCGCTTCGAGAAGGCGGTGACAACTCGCGCACAAGCTCGCGCGGCGGGTCAGCTGGATCACGCCATCACCTTTGAGTATCGCCAGTCGAAACGTGAACTCCTTGCGCTTATCCATCTCTTGAGAACTGGAGAGAATCCAGACAACAGTATGGAGGATCGTATCTCACTGATACCACAACCGATTCGTGTGTCGCCAATCACAAATGAACCAAAGGAGCCGAGTCCTAGATGACAGTTCCAGTCCCCGCTGAGATAAGGGAACACACCAACATCAGGTTCATGAAGAAGTTCAAGAGATATGAACCGATGGTGATGGACCACTCAGCGATCATTCAAGCCAAGACATGCTTCCGAAAGTATTTCTACCGGATTGTCCTTGGTTTTGCGTCAAGAAAAAGAGAGCAGTACTTCGGTTTCGGTAGCTGTTATCACAAGTTCAGAGAAATCCTTGAGCGGGAATGGATGAACGATCCACGCCCGCACACGGAGAAAGTGATTGACCAAGCCTTCCAGATGCAATGCTTCGGTAACGCCGTTGCAGCTACGCGGACGCTCTGGAAGACGTTGGGTATGCGCGATCCAGTGGTAGGAGACAAGTGGGATTTCCAGACTGAAGCGCGTCTCGTGGAGTCCTGTGCTGTCGCCTTCAAACACTGGCAGAAAGAGAAGGTCCAGAACAGGATCGAGGTTATCGCAGTTGAACAGAACTTCGTCGTTCAGCTTCCAGACGGCGAGTACATCGGCGGTAAGGCCGACCAGATTCTTCGGTGGAACCAGAAGGTCTGGGGACGCGACTGGAAAACAAGCAGCAAGACTCAAGATGCGTACTACACGAGGACACTCGACCCGAACGATCAGTTTACTCGGTACACCTACGGTGAGCAAGCTCTGTGTGGTGAGCCAGTACAAGGACAGTTAGTCGAGGTCCTGTTCAACGCCAAGGGTACGAAGTCCGATCCGAAGAAGGGACCGACACTTCATCAACATCTTGCGAATCGTTCACAGAGTCAGTTGCAGCAGTGGGAGAAGGAACAGATAGTATTCAACAAGCAACTCGCGCTGCTGCGTGAAGAAGATACTTGGCCGATGGAAGAACGCTCGTGTCCGTTCTGCGAGTTTCACTCCGTTTGCACGAAGCCAAGTGAAGCTGCACAGATGGCGAAGTTGGAAGCAGAGTTCACGGTTCAACCTTGGAACTTCTTGAGTAGAGAGGTGGATGACTAATGGCGAAGCCGCGCCCTGTAACAGTTGTCATGATCGCCTTCGCCACAGGATCGGTAACGATTCAGTGTGCGAAAGGGAGGGCGGAAGTGATCGCGCTGATGAACGTACCTGACGAGGAATGGAAACAGGAACATGGACAGACAGAACGCCTCGTCCCGGTGCGTGTTCAGATCCCCTCCATCAGCGAAACAGATGTGAAGGAAGATCCTCGTTCGCAGGTGATCCAGTACACACTCAAGAACGAGATGATCGAGTTCCGTCGCAAGGACGTGGTGTTCTGGAGTGTGGCCGAGGCCGTCGATCCACCGATCATTCAGGAGCTGGCGCCCGGCGCGAGGCAAACGACGGTGCTTCGATGATCGAGAATCCAATCGGGATGGCTGGAATTGGTACGACTGACACGCATGAGGATGAGATCATTCTCTATCTTCGTGGTGCGCAGTTTGCTATGTCAAAAGAGCAAGCAATAGACTTAGCCGTCAGACTTGTAGCCATTGCTGACGATTACAGTGAACCTAAGTTCGGCAAGTGGCTGAGGGAGTTTCTGAACACATGACCAACATCATGCGACCGGGGGATCTCAAGAAAGCCCAAGATGTACAAGGCTACGATCCCCTGAAAGATCCAGCAGCACCAGTACAGTTCCAGATGCTAGATGAGATCAAGCCCTGGGAATCAGTCATCATGTTGTTCTACGGTGGCTCAGGGGTTGGAAAGTCTGTGTTCTGTGGGACAGCAGGACCGCGTACACTCATCATCAATATCGGCAACGGTATCACTCCTCTCCTTTCAGGATGGGCAAGGGAGAGGTACTACAAGGAAGGTCTGCCCATCGTTGCCACGATCAACGAGGAGATGGATCGCAAGACTGGATTCTTCGTGGCTGCTGACGCTTTTGACAAGGTGAAGAGCGCGATCGATTGGGCGATGGATCACTTCCCAGATCGGTTCGACACCATCGCAGTTGACGACGCTACTGCTCTGAAGGCGTTTGCCATGAACAAGGGCTTGGAGTTGAACGAGGATTTCCAGCGATCCAAGACCGCAGCACAAGCGAAGAAGGAGAAGAACTTCGGAGCGTTCGTTCCTGCGGTGCAGGACTACGGCGCAGAGATGGACCTGATCGAGAACTTCATCGCTGACACCGTGGCGTTCTGTCGTACAGAGAAGAAGCACTTCCTCCTCACTGCTCACGAACGGTTCACCTACAAGAAGTTGAAGGATCAGTCTGGTAAGGTGATCGGTGAGGAAGTAGACAAGACTCGTCCTGGTTTCACTGGTCGTACATTCCCCGACGAGATCACCGCACACTTCGATCTGGTTTGGCGCGCAGAAGCTTTGCGTACAGGTGGCGGTACGATCTACCGCGCCCAAACTGAAGATCGCATGAACATCAAGGCGAAATCGCGGTATCCCAAGGTGTTCAAAGATCCTGAAGTCGAACCCAACTTCCTGAATATCATCGCTCAGATCAAGCGAGCGAACCCGACCGCATAACGCGGGAAGTACCTCACTCAAACTAGGAGCGTGAAAGTATGTCGCGTTACAACCATGACCCAACGCAGGTGATCGCTTCGTTCGTCGTGCTCCCGAAGGACGACTACGAGTTCGAGGTCGGGAAGCCTCGGGCTTTCGAGCGGACGGCATCCAAAGGACACCAGTCCTATGGAATCCGCATCCCGCTCAAGGTCGTTTCGGAAGGCGCAGAGAACGGCAAGAAGACGATGTTCACCTGCTACCTCCACAGTGAGGGGGGTCAGCAGATGGCCAAGCGCTTCCAGATGGCGGCCGCAGGCTTCAGCTCCGTCAATGAGAAGAGCGAGAAGGCCTTCGACGCCGATCCTGCGGTGGCAGGTGCAGACTGGTCCTACGATCCCGAGACGGGAGAAGTCGGATCGGGGTGGGCTGCCTACGAGGGGCTTCACCTCCACTGCGATGTGGACCTGGATCAGGCGAAGGATCAAGACGGCAAGCCTCGCGTGGACGACAAGACGGGCGAGCCGATCATGCAGCAGACCTGGGGAACGTGGCGCCCGCTCGAAGGCGCTTCGGTCTGATCACGACATGGGTGCGTCAGCCGTAGGGCAACACGTCTGGCGCGCCCGCGTCCTCCGTTGGAGAGCGTTGTATCCCGATCCACGTTGGGTAAAGGGACAGTATGATCCAAGCAAGGTAAGAGCAACACCACTTCGCTGTCGCAAGTGTGGGAAAACCGAGAATGTATCGAGGCACCACAAAGGACATGAATACCTCTTTGCTTGCATCATGCCTGAATGGTACGCCGGGCGCTATATACGCTTTGTTAGTTCTGATTGGGTGCCTCTGTGCAACGATCGTTGTCATACTCATATACATGAGCTATATGCACCGATCGTTGATGAGGTTAAACTCTACTTTCAAGATTGTCTCAAAGACGTTCGATACGCCGAGACAGATCTAAAACAAGAGAATCCAATCTTCGTCTGGAGACATAGGCCAGACAGACGTGTGCTCGAGAGTTTCCGCAAGCGTCTGATAGCCAAGTGTGATTGGTGGCTGCGGCGCAAGAACAAGAAAGCAAAGCGGGGAAAGTATAGGAGTTACCGATGAGATGGAAGAGAGCAATACCACTGACTGTGGAAGATTTCACGAACCTTGCTCAAGGACGTATCATCGAGCATGTAGTTCGAGATCAGCGAGTACCGATAGACGATGATAGTTTCCTGGATTTTCAGGTCGCGTTCAAGGTCTTAGGTACGAACGCTTACATCGGCTTCCACGATCAACAACCATATGTTCTGAAGTACTGGATACCTGTCTGATCTTTAGTCACTAAAATTGAGGATTCAATGTTCCAGCTATACGATGATAAGGTCGCTGTCATTCCGCTCTTTGATCGTG